CACCCCCACCCCCATACGTTACAGAGGAACCAGAGAGGCTGCTAGAACTACCAGCGCCACCGTTACCAGCTATTGTTTGAGACGTTGCATTTTGTCCCACAGCACTTGCACCGCCACCACCACCACCAGAATTTTCGCCTATGGCAGAAGCAATACCGCTGCCGCCAGCATTACCTTGACCTGACGGAGATGCGGAGCCACCAGCATTGCCAGTTGGGAACCCACCATTACCACCACCTCCAGAACCGCCGTTTGCACCAGTAGAGAAAGTCAAACTTCCAGAACCACCGCCGCCGCCACCGGCTGATGTGATAGAGGAGAACACAGAATCAGAACCATTAACGCCTTTAGCACCTGTTGATGTTGATCCAGCACCACCAGCGCCAACTGTGATTGTGTACGCAGTTCCCGGTGAGACAGATAGACCTGTAGAAGTCCTATATCCACCCGCACCGCCACCACCACCACCGTAACTACCTTTACCGCCGCCGCCAGCCCCAGCAACCACAAGGTAGTCAACCTGCGTAACACCCGTAGGGGCTGTCCACGTTCCTGATGCGGTGAATTGCTGGATGATCGTATAACCACCAGCGGCTCTAGCAAGGAAGAAATTAGGGGCTGCAAACATTATGCGAACGCCTGTGATGCAATGCCGTACCAAATGCTATTGACGCAGACAAAGCTAATTATGTCTACGGCAGAGGCGGTAGCGGTAAAGGTTGGAACAGTTCCACCAGGCCACTTAACACCTGTAAATGTGGCGGTAGTCATGCCGGTAGCGGCTTGAGTAAGATGCAAGATAAATGATTTGCCAGACGTAGCCGTGGGCATCGTAAAGGTACAGGGCGTACTGGCAGTAAGCACAGCCGTTTGAACCGTACCATTGGTAAGCGACAAGGTACTAGATGCGCCTACCGTACCAACAGCAACCACAGATTCAACGTAATCGGTAACGGTTATATTGGTCGTTGTCAGGTTACCAAGGGTGCTAGTCGTATTGCCAAGATAGACAGCCGTATTGCCTAGCGTAATCGCCGTGGCAAAGTTTGCGTCTAGTTGCGACAGCGGTATGGCGCTAGTTGCCGTTGCAAATGTATTTGGAACCGCCATGTTAGAACCTCGCTCTCAATTCATGCTCAAATTCAAATCCGTGTACGACAATGCCAGGAACCGTTGCAGTAAGCGTCTGACCTAGATACTTGCCCCATTGCTCTGCATCTGTCTTATAAAGGATGTATCCACCCGCAAGCCACGTTATTGTCGTAACCGAACTGTTAGTCCATCCAATCGTATTGCCAAGGTAATTCGTCCAACCCACTACGTTGGTTAAAGAATATACCGGAGTGCTGCCCACTTCACTATCGACAGTAACCGACAAAGTTCCCGCCGTAGACAGCGTAGCCTCAATCCCAACCTTCAATGCTTGCTTATCCCGAATAGGATCAGTCATAGGCATTAAAGCCGTTACTATCGTGCTGCTTACATTAGCCGTTGTATTACCGTACAGCTTATAAAGCGCGTTAGATTCTGTACCGTAAAGATTAATTAACCCGCTTACAGGAACAGAGGTAACAAAGTTTAGGTTATCGCCTTGGCTGGTAAAGAACCACTTTTTCTCAAAGAAAACGGCCTGAACAAATCTGGCAGACCCACGATACGTTTGTTTAAAATTAAAAGCCGCGCAGAGGATATTGTTTAGCAGAACTTGACCGGCGGTAATCGGGTAGGTGAAATCAATGAAGGGAAATACCCCATCCAGAGAGTCTGAGAGTTTGCTAGTAGTTGAGCCAACCAGAGCATAAACGCCATAATCATTGAGAAATAGGACTGAACGGAAATAAGGGAATATTGCTAGTGGGCGCTTACTTCCAACGGATGCGCTGACGTTAGTGTTGGTAAAGAGCGTAGATCCAGCCGTAGTTACACGAACGTCCGAAAAGACGTTAATGCTGTCATCACCAAAAATGTACAGGAAGTTATTTGCAGACAATATTTGCTGGATGTTTCCATGCAAGGTAGAGTCTGTAAGGTTAATGGTTCCCGCAGATACGCTGGTGAAATCGTTATAGGATGCAGCCGCGCTGTAGGCAACACTACGTCCAAAAGAAATCCAAACCCTGCCCGAAAACGATGAAATACCGTTATTTGCGTTGCTATTTATTATTGCTTTTGCCGTGGCATTAGCCCCCGCCCCGCCGGTAATGGTCACCGTGATATTGGCGCTGTTGGTATAGCCAGAGCCAGGGTTAGTCATAATAATCGTATTGACCTGATTCCCTGAAATGATTGCCGTAGCCGCAGCATTAGCACCGCCGCCGCCAGAAATGGTTACTACGGTGTTTGCCGCATTGGTATAGCCTGATCCTGGGTTCGTTACTAGGCAAGAAACCGTACCCGTAGCAAATGTAATCAACCCGCCTACAAGATTGGCAGCAGAGCCACCGCCACCAGATACCGTAACCGTTGGCGCAACGGTATAACCGGTTCCAGCTTCAGTAATCGTGATGGAATTGATTGCACCAGACGATACGGTGACTTCAGCTTGCGCTTGTACGCCATTGGCATCATTAGGAGCGCCAATAGTGACCGTAGGCGCAGAGGTGTAGCCCGTACCGGCATTAACCGCTGCAATCGGGCCTACAGCCCCTACAAAGACGGTATTGTTCCCATCCCAAGTAAAATAACCTTTAGACGGGTCAATAATCAATACGCGTTCATCTTTCCATTGGCTAGTTTCAACGCCAGAGGCTGAGAACGTGCTGGTAACTGCTACGTTACCCTTGGTAAGCGTGTTTAAATCAAAATACTCAGCCCTACCATCTGCTTCAAAAGCAAGAATGTAGTCTTTGTTATTGATATTGGCAGAAGTTAAATGCGAAACCGTATTCGCAAAAGTAACCGCAGCATTGCTTGAATTTAAAACAACGGATCTGCTGTTTGTTACTTTAAGGTTTGCATACCCTACCGGCTGTACATTTTCTAGCCATGCAAATTCATCTTCACCAATAGCGGTACGGTTCGCTTTGGTATTAACACCCTTGAACTGTTTGATTACTTGATAAGACTTCTTTTGTTCAGCAGCAGCCATATCAGTACGGAGAACTATAAGGTGAAGGCATCCTTCTTGTGTAGGTTGTTGCTAATACTGATTGAGCCTGTCTTGTATATTCTTGTTTGAATATCTCGGCTTCCCCGTAAGATTGCTCTTTAAACTTGGCTTTGTAGCAAGCGTAGAAAGCTACAGGAGAAGTCCAGGGGTCAGGTATCTCATCAACTTGGGCATCAGTAACAAGAGGAGTGGGAAGAATAACCGTATCCAGTTCCATTGCATAAACTTGGTCTGGTACGGGAGAAATGTAAAAGCTAGTCGGCCCATACATAGAAAACGCTATGGGTCTACCATAATAATTTTGCCAGAACCTAAGTTCAGCATTGAACTGCGTCCAAGGCATATAGCGCAAAGGTATGCGCGAATTACCCCAAATGATGTTGATATTAAGAATGTCCATCGTGAACGCCGCATTAGGCAGCGAAGCAAACGTATAGACTTCTTGATTTGTAACGGTAGCAGAGGTCTGATAAGTTCTCAGACAGCCGGTATCGCGCACCAGTCGTTGACGCGCTTGATTAATGTAATCCGTTAATTCAGGATTTGAATAGAAATTTGCATTGGCATCGTGCAAAAGCCTACGACATTCTGTGATGTATCCAGAAAGAGTTTGTGACATTTATATCCCAAATCATGCTGGCATAGCAGAGAAATTTCCCCCACCCTTTTTATGGGGAAGGGGTACTCTTTCTACCACGGGGGATAACGCGTGATTCCTTTGCGGCGCTTCCTGGGTAATCTCAAAACTCTCAAGAACTTTCAAACCTTCCGGTATGTCATTCGTTGTTTTGATAAACCCAAGACTAGCCATGTAAGGTTCTTTATTAACCTCACCATACCCGAATATGTGACGCGCAATCGCAACCGAAATCTCAACTGGTTTATTAATCGGAAACACCAATTCCTTACAGGCGTAATCCGTAATCAGTTCGTTTTTCGATTTGTTTGTCACATATACGGTTGTCATAGTTATAGACTTATTACATCGCCAAATACGGTTATATCGCAAGTGCCATTGGTTACGGCAGTATTTACCTTCACAAACAAGGCTGCGGCTGTATAAGTACCAGTAACAGTACCGGCAACCAAGCCAAGGTCTTGATAGGTAGAAGTGCTTGTAACATTAGCCAACACAACGTTGTTAGACACGGCATTTGTCGCGTTACCATCACTACTGGTAATAATCGTGATATTTGCCGTGTTTATTGTTGCATTTGCGTTTGCTACCGTAATCTGGCGAATGATGTATTGCGTACCACCCAAAATCGGAATGGTAGCAACCGCATTACCCGTAGCAGTAACCGATACGCCAATAGCTTCGCCAATGGCATACCGACTAAACTTATCGGTGTAATTTGCTCCTACACGATTCGCAATCATACGGTTTCCTTAGGAGTTATACGTTCCAGAAACGGACGCACCACCATTGACGGTAATCATGGTGACGTTTGCGTTTGCAGAAGCGGCAACCACGTTGACGTTTACGCCATCCGAAATAACTACCCCGCCGGTGTTGTTAGCCATGAGAGTGCTAAATGAAGTTCCGTTATTGGCAGTAACAGTTATGTTAGCCGTAGGGAACATCAGATAAACACCAGCAGGGATAACCGTACCTGGCGTGGTAACGGCAGCAACCGTAGTGGTTTGAAAGTAAGCGCCAGCAGTATTAGTACCTGCGCCTGAAATGATAATTTTATTTAGTGCGAGTGCCATGACTATTTCTCCTTAGATGGACAGCGAGTTATAGCCCGTCACCTTGGTCATGGCTTTGGGTTTGGTGTTTACCAATTCGGCAATCATCAAAACCGCGCCAACATAACCAATTTGCCAGTTCGGGAGGGTGGACTCAAATCCGGTAAATACGAACGAACCTTGGTCGTGAATGTAGAGCGACAGGTAGTTCGTATTCAGCAGATACAGAGTACCTTCTGGGCAATACGGATCGGGGTAGATTGGAACGCCAGCAACCATCAGGGCGCGGAACGCTGCCTGGGGGCCGTTGCCATCTGCATCAAAACCCGAACCTGGGGTAATAACGTACTGTTCTTGACCAACGTAGTCTTGAGCCAGCAGCGTCCAAGTACCAAAGCCGCATACGCCAAAGGACGGAACTTCCGCACCGTTCTTAACCGTACCGCTGATGTACTGGAGTACGTTCTGACGGGTCGGATTAACCGAACCAGCAGCGTACTGCTTTGACTGCCACCACGAATAAGTTGCGCGGTCAATGTTACCGTAAGTACCCGACGAAGAAACCGCCAGGGGCAGACCGGTAAATTGTTGCGTATTGGTCGTGTTGTTGTAGAGCGCCGTTGCCATCGCGTCCATCATGACGTTTGTAGCGTCATTCATACGCGCCTCAATCAGCGGGATAACCGCGTGATCTTGCTGGACTGCGCCTTCCATACCGAGGAACGGTACGGGGGCAATCATCAGCTTCAGGTTAAACTCAGCATTGAAAGCACCCTGCTGGACTGACGGTTGCGCGAAAGAGCCGCTGTAGTCAGACCATTGAGCGTTCACAAACTGCGAACCCTGAACTGGTACGGTTACTTGGGAAACACCACCTGATGCTTGCTGGCTATTTGCAATCAGCGCAGCCATGAGGGGTGTCGAGTTATAAAGTTGGACAACCAGCTTCGGGATAAACGCCCTACGGGTTACATAGGTAAGTTCATTATATTGCGAAGAACCTGAAGCCGGAAGAATACCGCCGCCGATAGGCATAGCTTATCTCCGAAGTTTAAAAAATCCCCTATTACTACAAACCAATGGGTCGCGGGTTTTTACGCAACTCATTGAGTGCTTTTGCTGCTTCATCACGCGCACCCATCACCGGATTCTTCCAGTATTTCGACAGGTCAAATTTGCTGATGACATTGGGGTTGTAGCCACTTGGAGTAGGCGCGGCAGACTCTTTCATCCAGCGCCAGTATTCCGCAGCCGACTCATGGTTAGTAATACCTTTCTCAAGCATCACTTTCTCCACTTCCTCAACATCTTCCTCACGGTCAATCAAGCCTTTTTTCATCAGCTTATCGCGCCGCTTACCCAATTCCGATATTGCATCGCGTTCACGCAGTTGTGATTCCAGTTGCGATACCCGATCCTCAGAACGATCTACTGCGGCGCGGGTGTATTCCTCAATCTCCAATTCAGGGATAGGCATATCTGGCCTAGCCTGTTTCGTCAATTTAAGAAACTGTTTCCGCGTAGCAGGATTCTCTGAGAGTTGACGGGCAAGCAAAGCCAACTCATCACGCGCTTCTAAACTTAGATCTTCTAAACTCATCTTTATCCCCTTTTTACTTAGATGACTTTACGGCCTGTTTTGGCGCTAGGCTGTTTTTCCAAGGTCATCTGATTCTTGGAATACTTGGTCGGCCCACTAAGACCACCAAATTCTGCATAACGCGGCGTGTTATAAATTTGCCCGTTTTGTTGATTGTTGTCGGTAGGACGGCGGGGAGCAGACGCACCCCTGGGTTTGAACAGATCCATGATTACTCCTTACATTGGGGGTTGTGGTGCGCCACCGCCTTGCGGCATCCCACCTTCGGGAGCCATACCAGGGATAGCGGGTGCTTGGGCCATCGCCTTGCCTTCAGGTGTTGCACCACCGGCCTGGGGCAAGTTTTGAAGCATTTGCATAATCTCAGCATTTTGCAGTTCCTTGGTCTGTTCTTTTTTTACACCAAGAATACTGGACATTTGACGAAGGACAGACAAAGCCTTTTGGCCTTCAGGTGACTCAGAACCCAGTACGGGGAGCGCCTGTTCTATCAAATCCATAGCCATTGAGAGATTAATCATTGCCCCTTCACGGTTACCCATCTTGGGTTCCGGTGTAGACATAGGGCTTGCCATCGGAGGCGTTTCCGTATCAGACGGAACACCGGCATCCATAGCGGGTGCGGGTTCTGGAGCCGCTGCGCCACCGCGCTGACTCTTGATCAATTCCATCATCTTATCTGGAGGTACGCTCATACATAATCCTGAGTTAATGTTTGTAGTAGGCACTCACTTCAAAATAAAGTCAAGTAGGGGCTATATTTAATCACCCGCCCCTCGGGGTAATTTCCTTACTTAGCCTTCTTACGGCCTTTGCGAGCTTTACGCATGATTCACTCCTAACCAGAGGAGGCGAACTATTTTAGAGGGAAGTAAGCCACACCCTTATCCCTTGCGGGGATTCTTTACCGCCGAGTCTTACGGCTACGTTTAGCTTTTTTGTACACGTTGCTCTCCTAAATTAGTCCCGACTTCCCCGATCATTAGTTCTTTTAGGTGTTCGCGTGTTTGTAGGTTTAAAACCCTGAACACGATATTGCAAATTAGGTTCCTGCTTGGGCAAGCTACCCGTAGATACGCGGGGCTGATCAGCCTTTGGCGCTACATTCATAGGCATTATTCGCCTCCTACAGATTTAAGATCAGGCTTGCCACCCTTAGCCTGGGGCGGTGGCTGCATGGCCTGTTGCTCAGCTTGCTTTGCTTCCATCTTCTTCAACCTGTCCAGCAACTGCTGTTTCATTGGCGGTTCAAGTAGGTCTAGCAAAGACTCCTTACCAATAGCTTGCGCCTTGAATAAGTTAAACGCAAGTTGGCGTAAATCTTCAGTAAATATGGGGCTATTAGAGTGGGCATCCACCTTGACCACAAAGTCTTTGGTGAACTGTTCCGCAACAAACGGTATCCCTTCTTCGCTCTTGAAATGGGTAGGATCGTAGACTTGCATTAGCTTGAGATAGAGCGTTGCCACCTTCTCAAGACTATCTTCTATAATCAGGGCGCGTTTCTTAGCGCGGCTAGAACCCAGACGGGCAAGCTGGCTGGCGTGACCGGCAGAGCGTACCCCTGCCTCACCCTTGCCTTGCAATACGTTGCCAATGCCAGAGGCTTCCTCAAACATCCTATCTATTTCTCGGATAGTTTCGTAGAGGTCTGTAGGCATCTGCGGGGCTAGGCGTTCTGCCTTCGCATTGGGCATATCAGAGGAGAGAAGGCCACCAGCGCGGTTCAGGGCAAAGTTCTTCTCATCCAAAATACCACTAAACCCTGTCAGCGCAGTTGGCGGGTTGACTTGCTTGGAGAGCAGGTCTTGTATCTCTGTCATGCGTTTATTACGCATTTGCTGGAGGAATACGAGG